CTAGCGGCCTAGGATGCCTGCCTCTCAAGCAGGGTGGCGCGGGTTCAAATCCCGTCGTGGCTACATCACGGGCTAGTCCCCGGAACGCTTTCCGGGGAGCCGAGACCAGCGGCCCCGCTGGTCATTTGGCCCCATGGGCTAGCGGTCCATGCCACCGGCCTTTCAAGCCGGACGACGCGGGTTCGAATCCCGCTGGGGCTACTGCGGGGTGACTGGAGTTCGGTGCCAGCCTGGGCTCATAACCCAGACAAACGCGGGTTCAAATCCCGCCCCCGCTCCCTGTGGTGCCCTGGAAGCCGGAGCCGGCTGACAACCGGCCCCCTTCGCCTCGTCAGCGGAGGAGGGGTTCGAGTCCCCGGGACCAGAGCACCCGATCCGGTGTAGCTCAGTTGGCAGAGCGCCCGCCTGTTAAGCGGAAACGCCTTGGTTCGAGTCCAAGTACCGGAGCGCAGTATCAAGGAGGCGTAACTCAGCAGGTCAGAGTGCCACCCCGTCAAGGTGGAAGCCACGGGTTCGAATCCCGCCGTCTCCGCAAGTGGAGGAGTGCTCGGCAGCACTGAAACGCCAGCCCCGTGCCCGAGGGCTGGCTGCTCCTCCGCTTCATGTCCCTGTAGCTCAGCCCGGGAGAGCGCCTCCCTGACACGGAGGAGGGCGGCGGTTCAAACCCGTCTGGGGACACTTGACCTGACGTAGCGGCGAGGTTACGTTGGGCAAGCAAGCGCTCGCAGCACCACTGGACGGTGCGCCCGGCTACGAACCGGGAGGGTGGGGGTTCGAGTCCCTCCGAGCGCGCGAGAGATCACGGAGTCTGCCCGGGCTTGCCGTGGTCTCTTACTTTCGGGGCATTAGCTCAGCGGCAGAGCGGCGGGTCCACACCCCGCGACAGCGCAGGTTCGATCCCTGCATGGCCCACGATCCTCCAGCATGACAGGCTCTGGTACGCCAAACCTGACGGGTGCGGCCCGGGAACGGGACGGGGCGGTTTGACTCCGCCGGGGGAGCACATGGTGGCCGTGGCTGAAAGGCTATGGCGCTGGGCCGTGAACCCAGAAAATGCCGGTTCGAGTCCGGTCGGTCACCCCAAGGCGAGCGTGGGCGGCGGCACGCCTAGCGGCCCGTAAAGCCGTGGCTCCGGCAGACCTGGCTCGACACCAGGGCTCGCCACCATATCTATCTACCGGAGTTCTACCGCTCACCCTCTTCTAGTCATATAGGTCCGCGAACCCCTCGGTTCGTGAACAGGTTTACCAGGTTGTTACACAAGCGCTCGTAGCCCAGCAGGATAGAGCGACGGCTTCCGAAGCCGTAGGTCGGGGGTTCGAGTCCCTCCGAGCGCGCCAGGACCCGGAAATTAACCCCGGACGCACAGCAGCCTTCGGGCGAGCTAGCCGGCCCCCGGGTCCTCCCCTGGCGGTATGGCCGAGAGACCCAGGCGTGCGCCTGCAAAGCGCATCACCCCGGTTTGATTCCGGGTACCGCCTCCAGACCCCGTAGCTCAGCCGGACAGAGCGACTCCCTCCTAAGGAGTAGGTCGTGGGTTCGAATCCCCCCGGGGCCGCCCCGGTGCTCACGCTATGGCCTTGACGATTCCTGAGGCGTGGCTACTTCGACTACGCCGGCCAGCGGCTACGGCTCCTACCAGGCGATTACGTCCCCGCCGGGCGGCATGGGCGTGACCACCCAGGGGTTCGGCCAGGAGGGCTACTTCCTGGACGAATCGGACGAGGGGCCGCTGGCCAAGCCACCGGACGAGGCGCTCAACTTCGCCACGGGCGTTCCCTACTACCTCCCGTTCAGCACTCCGTACCGGGACTCGTGGGAGGTCTTCCGCGACGACCCGGTGTCCATCCGCCAGCTCCAGGGCATGCGCCGGCGCGACGGCCAGGCCCGCGCGCTGTACCGGCTCATGACCAAGCCGCTGCTCGCCGCCCTCAACGGCGCGGAGGTGCTCCCGGTCGACGGGGTGACCGGCGGCATGGAGGAGGCCCAGTTCTGTCACGACCTGCTGTTCGCGCCCAAGGCCATGGGCGGCATGACGCACAGCGTGTCCCGGTTCATGAAGCAGATGCTGCTCGCGCTGTTCGACGGGTTCGCGGCGTGGGAGATGATCTACTGGCAGCCTAAGACCGGCCCGAACAAGGGCAAGTGGACGCTGCGGAAGCTGGACCGGCGGCCGGTCGAGACCCTGACGTTCCTGCTCGATGGCCAGGGAGAATTCAACGGCTTCCGGCAAAGGACCTTCTTTCAGGGGAGGACAGTTGATGTAAAGATTGAAAAGGACGTCGCGCTTTACTATGCGCACGAGGAAGCGGAGCGCCCGTTCTACGGGGTGAGCCTTTTCGAGAGCGCCTTCTATCACTATGACAAGAAGGAGAAGCTCTACTACATCAGTCACCTCGCCGCCCAGCGCGCGGCGGTCGGCCTGCGGGTCGGCACCATGGTCCCGAACGCCAACAGCGAGGACAAGAACAACTTCATCAAGGCGCTGGCCCAGCTCGGGCTCGCCCAGTACATCGCGCTGCCCAACAGCGACTGGACGGTGGAGGCTCTCAACGAGTCCGCCGCGCGCTTCGACTACCTGGGCCTCATCAACCACCACAACAGCCAGATGTCGAAGTCCGTGCTCGCGCAGTGGTTCGACAACGAGCAGGGCGGCGGCCAGGGCGACAGCACGCTGGTGGACTTCGGCAAGCAGGACGACGTGACCTGGTTCATGATGCTGGAGGGCATCCTGGCCGAAATGGCCGAGATCATCAACAACCAGGTGTTCCCCCGCTTCATCGACTGGAATTACGGGTCCGGGAAGTACCCCGAATTCCACTGGGGCGTGCTCACTGCCGAGCAGAAGGCCGCCATTCAGGACACGTTCGACAAGCTGGCCTCGGCCGGCCAGCAGGCTAACGTCACGCCTGAGTTCATGCTGGAGCTGGAAAAGAAGATGTCGGAGGACCTGGGCCTGACCGACATCGACTACGACAAGATCAAGCTGGAGCGGGAAAAGCAGCAGAAGCTCATGGCTAAGCAGGCTAATCAGCAGATGCAGGTCACCGCGCAGACCGGCATGGGAGGCAACAGCCTGCTGCCCGGCGGAGGCCCGGGGGGCCAGGCCGGGGCACCTGGCGGGGCAGCCGGAGGAGCGGGGGCCGGGCAGCAGAAGCAGAAGCCGCTCGTGCCAGCCGGTGCCAGCGCGGGCCAGGCCGCGAAGACCCCCTCTCCGGGCGGGGCCGGGCAGTCGGCCGGGTCCAGGTCCGGCGGGTCCTCGCGCAGCGGGGCCAGCCAGAAGCCGCGCGGCGGAGCCGGCAGCTCAGGCGCGAGCGACTCATGACCGGCGCTGAGGACGCCCTGGCCGCGCTGAGCCGTGATCTCGTTTACGAGCTTGCAGCGGGCATGGCGCTGGAGCTTGCCGCGCCGCCTCCGGGCAACTCGACGGCGGCTCCGCCGGACGCCCCGCACATGGCCGCGCAGGCCAACCCGTGGCCGCCGAAGTCCGGGGCGGCGGCGGTCCACCCGCACCTAGGCGGGCACTTGATTACGCAGTACCCGGGAGATACCATCTCCGGCCACGCGCACGCGCACGTGCCCCGGCCGGTCGAGCCCGCGCTGCCGGACCCGCGTGAGGAGAAGCTGGCCAGCCAGGGCGAGGAGATCAAGGGCTACAGGGACTGGGAGGGCAGGGTCCGCGAGTACCACTCGGCCGCTACGGAGATGGAGAAGTTCGCGCACAAGCACGTCCGGTCCGGCCGCCGTCTCCCGCCGGTCCGGAAGGCCAAGCCACGCAAGAGCACGGGCAAGTAGCCCGGCCTGAGTCGATTCCTGGCGCGTGAGAGTCATGCGCCAGGAAGCCCCGTACCCAGACGAGCTGGAGAAGCTGGTCAGCCAGTTCAGGTACCGGCCCGGGTGGGCGTTCAAGCTCGCTGATATCGACCGGGGGCAGGGCAGCAAGGGCCTGACCGTAATCATCACGACCCGGGGGTACGACTCCTACCACCCGGATCGCGGTGACACCTACCGGGTCAACCACTACATGATCGTCCCGGCCGCCGGCTATGACCGCAGGTCGTGGGAGAACTGGCTGTTCGAGCAGTGCCAGCTCGTGGAGAAGCACGAGTGCATGGAGTTCTTCGTCATCGCCGGGGAGCGCCCCAAGGCCCCGGCCCACGGCCCGGGCAACGACCCGTACCTGGTGCTCACCCACGGGGACGAGACCGACCGCCGGACCCGGTTCACCGGAGAGCTGAGCCCTGAGTAGTGGCGGTACCCGATCTGGAGGCACAGCTCAGCGCGGCTGTGCAGGCCGCGCTCGCTCCCGCTGCCCGGTACGTGGCCGAGGTCATGCGGTCGGAGCCGCAGCCGGCTGAGACCCTGGCCGGGCGGCCGGACGTCGTGGCCGTGCTGCGCGAGGCACTCGGCCAGGCGCAGGACACCGCCGCTGAGCTTGTGCAGCGGGCCTGGGACGAGGAGAACGGCGTTGACGAGGCCCTGATTTCACGTCTGCACGCTGATATCACCCGGTCCTTCGACGCTCTCCCGCACCTGCGTCAGCTCATCCGGGTCATGCACAGGCACGGCCCTGAGGAGGTGCAGGCCGCCATTCTGGCGTGGGCCAGGAAGGCCGCCGTCCGGGCGCGCATGAGCATCAGCTACGCCTCCGGGGCCGCCAGGACGTCCCTGGTGCTCACGGACGCCGAAGCCAGGGCATCCGGCGGGGAGGCCCTCGCCAAGCGCTGGGTGTCCCGCCTGGGGCCGGGGACGTGCTACTGGTGCCGGAAGCTGCACGGGACCACGGTCGCCCTGGACGCGGACTTCCACCCGCATCTCGGCGGCCCGGTCGCGTTCCCGCACCAGCAGGAGCGCAAGGTGGCCTCCGAGGCCGGGGCCAAGAGGTTCGGCCTGCCGGAGGGCACGGCGATCGTCTACACCAGCCCGCCCCGGCCCTATCACGGCAAGCTGCTCGGCCCGCTGCTGCACCCGAACTGCGAGTGCAGGCTGGAAATCGTGCCGGGTGACCGTACAGGGGAAGGCCGGCCGGTGCCACAAGGCCCAACCCGCTCCCAGGCACCGGCCGGTTTCCTCAGCTTCGCGGAGATCAGGGAGATGCCGGAGGCGAAGTACCGCAGCCTCATGGCGTTCCTGGACGCGGCGCTGCATGAGCTGGGCCAGGTCCTGGGGAGGCTGCGGAAGCGTGGCTGAGCACCGGTTCCGCGCGGACACCCGGCTGGCTTACTCCATGGCCCTGCGCGCGCTGACCGAGTTCGCCCGGACGTCCGGAGCCCAGGGATTCTACGGCCCGGTCAGCCTGCCCCGGCTGGAGTCCGAGGGGCTGCTCGTATCCGGCCCGGACGCGGACGCGGCGGCCGGGGCGCTCGCCGTGGTCCCCGGCCTGGCCGAGGTGCCGGCGTAGCAGTCCGGGTGATCTCTCTGGACATCCGCAGCCTGTTCTGTAGGCTGCGCTGAGTGGATACCGTACGCCTCAAGGACAGCTTCGCGGCCGTGGCCAAGCACGGCGGTGACGTGGTGCTGTTCTTCTACAGTGATCTTTTCCTTCGCGCGCCCGAGGCCCGGGATATGTTCCCGGTCGTCATGGATCAGCAGCGGGACAGGCTGCTGGCCGCCCTGGGCACCATCGTCTCCGACGTCGACAACCTGGAAGCCCTGGTGCCGTACCTCCAGGGCCTCGGCCGGGATCACCGCAAGTTCGGGGTCCGCCCCGGGCACTTCGGCCTGGTCGGCGCGAGCCTGCTGGCCACCCTGGAGCACTTCGCCGGGGACCTGTGGACGGCCAGCCTGGCCGAGGACTGGAAAGCCGCCTACGCACTGGCCGCCCAGGTAATGATCGACGCGGCCCGGGACGACGAGGACGAGCACCCGCCCTTCTACGAGGGCGGCATCGTCGCGTTCGAGCGCCGGACTCCGGAGGTGGCCGTGCTCCGCGTGGCCACCCACCCGCACCTGCCGTACAGGCCCGGGCAGTCCATGGCGGTGGAGAGCCAGGACGTGCCCCGGTGGTGGCGGCTCTACTCCCCGGCCAACGCCCCGCGCGGAGACGGGACCGTGGACTTCCACGTCAAGCTTGTGGATGGCGGGATGCTCAGCTCAGCGCTGGTGCGCCGGGCCTACCCCGGGACCCGGCTGCGGCTCGGCCCGGCCCTGGGGTCGCTGGCCCTGGACGAGAAGTCGGACCGGAGCATCCTGCTGGTGGCCGGGTCCACCGGGCTGGCCCCGCTCCGGGCCATCATCGAGCAGGTGGCGCTCCGTCCGCACTACCCGCTCGTTCACCTGTTCTTCGGCGCGGACAGCGCCGAAGGCCTCTACGACAGGCCGGCGCTGGACGCGCTGGCAGCCCGGCACCCGTGGCTCAGCGTCACGTACGCCGTCTCCGAGCCCGGCCACGCCGGGCCGGAGGAGAAAGGCTCTGTCGTGGACGTCGCGCTCCGCTCCGGGACGTGGGGCGGGCACGACGCGTACGTGTGCGGGTCTACCGGAATGACCCGTGCAGCGCTGGAGAGGCTGGTCGCGGCAGGCATGCACCGGGACCAGGTTCACATCGAAGATTTCGGGTGGGAGTTATGACAGAAGGTCCAGGCACCATGCCCATGGGCATGAGGCTGACGTCGGAGCAGGTACGGATGAAGGTCTTTCCGTCCGCCGACCCGGCCGTCCCCGGTGTGCAGGAGGAGTACGTCAGCGCGTTCCTGGACGCGGTGGCGCAAGAGCTGACCATCGTCATGGGCGAGCGAGACCAGGCCGCGCAGGATCTGGACAAGCTCCGGCGGGACGGCCCGGGAGAGGCGGCGCACGAGCAGTCCGTGCATTTGCTGTCCCGGGCACAGCGGAATGCTGAGCAGCTCGTGGCCGACGCGCGGAGTACTGCTGCTGATGTCTCGCGCCGGGCGCGGGAGACCGCCAGGGAGATCGTTGCCAGGGCGCAGGATCACGCGGACGGAGTGCGGGCGGACGCCGTGCGCCTGGCCGCTATCGAGGCCGCGCAGGCTGCCGCGAGCGCGCCCGCCGCGCTCCAGGCCGAGACGCTCGGGCTGCGCAACTTCGCCCTGGCGTTCAGGACGCTGATGCGGTCTAACCTGGAGGCCGGCCTCCAGGCCCTGGAGCAGTGGGCTACGCAGGAGGACAGGCTCTCCTCTCCTCCGGGCGGGCCTGATGTTCTCCCCTAGACCGGCTGGATTAGCTACCCGGCCGCGAGCGGGAACCCTGCCGGAGGTCCACTGACCGCCGTCTCCCGCGAGTGGAGCACGCGCCTGCCTGAGTACGGACGGGCCGGCGCGTGCTCTGCGCCCGATTAGCAGGGCATGGACGACCTTGTTATCCTGCCTGCCCCGAGCGGCACAGAGCCTTACGTCGAGCTGTCCCGCACCAAGCAGGGACGGCTGTTCAAGAAGCACATCCTGAACCTGGGCAACCTCATCCACCCGAAGACGGGCGAGGTCCTGAAGCTGGATGAGGGCTGGTACGGCCGGTTCAAGGCAAACTTCGACAACAAGGTGTGCGACATCGTGCAGGTGCCGCTCGCCAATGATCGCAATGAGCATGTCGAAGGACCGCTGTCCAACATCGGTGAGGTCGTGGACGTCACCCGCGAGGGCGGCAAGGTGTACGCCATGGTGGATGCCCGCGACGCGGACGCGGCGGGCAAGCTGGGCAAGACGCTGCTGGGGGCCAGCGCGTTCATGCACATGAACTACACCGACACCCGGACCGGCAAGAAGGCCGGGCCGACCCTGCTGCACGTGGCCGTGACCAACCGGCCCTACGTGACCGGGCTGGACGACTATCAGGAGGTCGTGGCCGCCTCCAATGTCATCGAGGGCGAGCCTGCGGTCATGGTGCTCACTCCCCAGCCTGACCAGCCCGCTCCCCCGCAGGATTCAGGACCTCAGGCCGATAGGACGGGCAATGGCCCGGACCCGAGGGAGCCTGAAGTGCCGCTGACCAAGCAGGAGCTGCTCGACAAGCTCAGGACCGAGCACGGCATCGACGTGTCCGCGCTCCAGGCCTCGGCTGCCCAGCCGCCCGAGACCGACCCGGATCACGCCGGCCTCGCCGGGGCACTGGTGCAGGCGCTGAAGGACGCGGGCGTGGTCAAGCTGGCCACTGCCGAGGGCGAGGTCACCCTGTCCGATGCGGTGAACGCCGTGGTGGAGCTGTCCGGCACGGTCAAGGCGCAGGAGACGCAGATCGGGGAGCTTCGGCTCACCGGGGCCACGCGCACCGTGGACGACTACATCGGCGCGGGCCGGCTGCTGCCCAAGGCCCGGCAGAAGGCTGTCGAGCTGGTGCTGTCCGGCGACAGCGACGGCCTGGACGCCTTCCTCTCTCCCGCCGACCGGCCGTACGTCAAGCTCAACGCCCCGGCGGGCGTGACCGGTGACGAGGGCCAGCAGCGGCAGGAAACGGACATCGACGCTGAGCTGGCCACCCTGGCGGCCCAGCATCCGCAGTTCTTCGACACGGGCAAGAAGTAGCCGGGTTTCGGCAGCTAGCCAGGCAGGCCGGACGACAGGAGCAGGACGGGAATGGCCACCAACGACTCTTACGAGTTCGATCCGACCCCTGGGTTCACCAAGAACACGCACCAGCAGGGCCAGGACTTCGGAGACGATTTCCATGCGCCTGCCGTGCAGGAGCTGCTCCTGTCCATGGTGGCCTACACCCAGCGCGGGGTCACCCTCGCGGGCGGGCAGGGCGTGCTTCCCACGGGTGCCATCCTGTCCAGGCACACCGCCTCGGGCAAGTACTTCCTGTACCAGCCCGGGGCGTCGGACGGCCGGCAGACCCCGGTGGGCGTGCTGCGCGACGGCCGGGATACCGGCGGCACCGGGGCAGCCCCGGCCGGGTACACCTTCGGCGGCACGCAGCCTGCCTGGGCTCCGTCTCCCGGCGGCAAGGCAGCCGCTGACTGCCAGGGCAACCTCGTGTGGCGGGGCAGCCTCAACCTGAATGTCATGTCCGGCACGGACTCGGGCAACATCATCAACGGCAACGGCGTGGGCTCCGGGGCAGGCCAGGCGATCTCGCTGCTGGGCGGGCGCGTTGCCCAGTTCGCCGGCCCGGTGGCCGGGCAGTTCGCCCCGTTCCCCGGCGGCCCCATGGACGGCGGGAACGCGCTGGGCACCGCCCAGATCATGGCCTTCATCTTCTAGCACGGGTACCATCAGTACCGGCGCAAGTCACTCACCGGAGCCCCTGCCGCTCAGAACTCGGCAGGGGCTCCGGTGTGTAAGCTGACGGGCGGGTAGCTTCCGAGAGACCCTGGCGCGGCCCTGCCTTCTCCCCCCCGAGGCGGGGCCGTCGTCATGCGTAGTAGTTTGCGTGAAGGCATGCGAGCGCTGTGGCGGGTCGTATAACGGCAAGGCCCGGGGGAAATCAGGCCTCATCTGCCCGGACTGCCGGACGTCGTGCATAACGTGCGGGCGTCCGAAGAACCCGAAGGACCCACACCGGGAGTGCTACGACTGCCGCCGTGCCGGAAAGATGTGTGCTTGCGGTAGTCCAGTGCTCGGGGCAAGAACCAAGTGCTGGGCGTGCCTGGCTGACGTAGAGAGTGCTGCCGCCCGGGATCGTATCTACTCGCTGGCCCCAGGCCGGTATGGCCGGATGCTGGGAGAGCAGCACGGGCTGTGTGCCATCTGCGGCCGTCCGGAGCGCTCGGTCAGCAAGAAGACCGGGAAGCTCTACCCGCTTGCGGTAGACCACGACAGGTCCTGCTGCTTCGGGTACCGAAGCTGCGGCCGGTGCGTGCGCCAGCTCGTCTGCCGGAACTGCAACGTCCTCATCGGCATGGCAGGAGATAACCCCGAGCTGCTTCTGGCAGCTATCACGTACCTGACGAGATGGCGGGTCGATAAGAGAGACCAAGGTGTGTTGAGCGCCTAGGTCAGCCTGTGGCTCTGATCGGAGCGGTGCAGACCGGGCACCCGGCTGGGTGTCGCTGATAGTCGGCAAGTCATCTTCGAGAGGGTTTTCGGAAAATGCCAGACATCAGCCTGCTTGAGCCGGTGGTTTTGAGGGGCGTTGTAGAGAAGTTTATGACCCCGGAAACCCTGCTGATGCTCAACCGGATGAGCCAGACGCCGTGGCCGTATCCCTCGGCCACGTGGGACGTGATCAAGGGCTCGCGCATGGTCGCCAAGCCCAACGTCCCGAACTCCGAAGCGCATATCATCTCGCGTCTTGGCCGTTCCCAGGAAAGCGCGTCCTTCATTTACCTCCGGGAAAAGAAGGTCTTCGAGCCGACGACAATTCACTGGCTCCGCACCCCCGGTGAGCTGGCCCGCATCAATGCCGAGCAGTCCGTGCTCCGCGAAATCAACGACCTCAACATGAGGTTTGATAATTTTGCGGAGTGGGTCCTGTGGCAGGCAATGGGCGGCGGAATTCAGTACAATTACGCCGACGTCCAGGCCACGGTCAACTACAAGTTCCCGCAGTCGCACTTCGTCACGCCGGCCGCGCCGTGGCTCCAGAACACGAGCCTGCTGTACCTGGGAAACTCGGGGTCCGGTCTTAACCAGGCCAACACGCTGGGCCAGGCCAACACCAACCTGACCTTCGGCTCCGGCGCGGTTACCTACGCCACGCCGTTCCAGATCATCGAGGACGTGCGTAGCTGGAAGCGCCTCGTCCAGGTGCACGGCCGGGTCCCGGCCAAGGAGTCGTTCGCCACCTCGGTCACCATGGCCGCGCTCATGGAGGCGTGGGTCCACGCGGGTGCCGGTGCCACGGTGAACATCCCGGCCACCATGATCAGCGACCGGATGAAGGACGAATACTTCTCGTCCGGCATCCTGAGCGGCTTCATGGGCCTGACCTGGCACACGGTCGAGCAGGTGTACGAAAACGACCTCGGTGCCACCACGTTCTTCGTCCCGGACGGCCAGATTTACCTCGGCAACTACACGGACCAGCGGCCCATCGAGCTGCTCATCGGCCCGACCGCCGACGACGAGGCCCCGGCCGGCCACACCGGCAAGTACGCCAAGACGTGGAAGGAGAAGGACCCGTCCGCACGTCAGTACCTCCTGGAATGGAACCTGCTCCCCATCGTGACCCGGCCTGAGCAGATGCTGGTGGCTACCGGCATCATCGGCAACGGCACCACGAACATCCCGGCTGGTTACTGGAACGGCGGCGGAGGCACGATCGACTAGCCTGTAGCTGGCTGGTAGCCAAGGAACCCCCCGGTGCAACCTGGGGGGTTCCCGGCTGTCTCGGGCGTACTATCTACCGTGCCGAATCAGTTCCTGGAGTGGCGGGCCTGCCACGGGACCAAGCGGACGTACCCGACCCGGACCCGAGCGCGGCTCGTCATCTGCCGCATCTGGCTGCGCGAGCGTCGTATCGACTCCTTGCAGCCGTACACCTGCACGTGGGCGGATCACTGGGAGAGGGGCCGGACGGCCACGCCGCACATTCACATCGGCCACGCCCGGCGGGCCTATCCCGAGCGGGCCGGGCACTGGCTGCGGAAGTACCTGCTGTGGCCGTTCTACCGGCTTCGCCGGAGAGTCAGGGCTCCGTTCCGGGTGCTGCGCCGCCGTTATTTGGGCCTTGACAGCCTGTAGTCCCGGCGCACACTGAAGGTGCGGGATAACACCGGTTCGCTTCGCTGCCGGGAGGAGGCGGCCGGCAGACCCGGGTCCGCCGTCCCGGTCTGCCGGCCCTTCCGATCCTGCAAGGCATGGCAGCCCGCATGCAGTACGTCTATGAGTACCTGGACGCGACGTACGCCGCTGATCTCCAGGCCAAGCTAGATGCCCGAGCTGACGCCGGCTTCGCGGTGAACACGGCCACCCTCGCGCACCCGTACATGTTCGTGCTCTGGGAGCGCCCGCACCCGGACGCAACTGACGAGGAGAAGCGTGATAGCCAGCCCGGCGGAGCCCGCCAGGGCGGCAGTGCCGGGGGCGCGAGCCCGAGCGGTTCCCGTGCCTAGCAGGGTCGTCGCCTTCACCGTCTCTGGCCAGCGGGAGAAGTACCTGCGCCAGGCCCTGGACTCGTGGGCGCGGGTGCGCGGGCTGGAGGACTGGACACTGGCCTTCAGCCTGGAGCCGTGCGACACGGTGTTCCCGGTCGACGCGTTCTACGCCTGGCTGGAAGCCACCTTCCCGCATGTGCACCTGCTGAAGAACCCCCGGCAGCTCAATGTCACCGCCAACACCCGGCGGGCCATGGACCTGGCCTTCACTGAGCTGGGCGCGTCGTTCGCGGTGTGCGCTGAGGAGGACGTCACGGTCAGCTCCGACGTGCTGGAGTACTTCTCCTGGGCTGCCTCGGAGTACGCCGTGCAGGAGCAGCTCGCCGTCGTCTGCGCGCATGCTAGGCTGAGCGACTCGCAGGACCTGGCTGCCGTGACCCGCGCCGGGTGGTTCAGTCCTCTCGTCTGGGGCACCTGGGCAGATACCTGGACAAAGACCATCCGGCCCGGGTGGGGCGGGTACGATCGCAATGCGCAGGCGTGGGATACCAACCTCCGGGTCAACCTCCAGGCGGCCGGGCTTGAGTGCCTGTTCCCGGCCCGGTCCCGGTCGCTGCACTTCGGGGAGTTCTCCACCCAGAACGGGGCCGACATCGCCCGGTACATGTACGAGCTGAGCCGGTCCGAGTGCTTCGAGCCGGACCCCGGCCGGCAGGAGTACCGCGAGGTGGCTTTTGACGACCTGCCCCCGCTGGTGGTGTGATGCCCGCGCACGAGCGCCCCGGCATGTCCGGCTGGGTCAGCCTCACCATGGCCGTGACCGCGCTGGCCATCGAGCTGACCCTGTTCGTGGTCCTGGTGATGTGCGCGGTCAGGCTGTACTCGGTGTTCTGGCCGCATCGGTGACGATTCCCCCGCCATGGCAGGACTCAGCGGTCAGCAGGTCATCATCGACGTGCGGGAGGCGGCGCGTAAGCTCATCCCGCCGCCGGAGCCGGCCGGGGTGACCGAGGCGGCTGAGTCCGCCGAGCGCCTGATTGAGGCAGAGCACCTGGCCGGCCCGCAGAAGTGCCCGCTCGGGCACGACCAGCCGTCCGGGGTCCGGTTCTGCGGCCAGTGCGGGCTCGACATGTCCGCGCCGCCTCCCGGCCAGGCCAGCCTGGAGGACGCCCGCCCCCGGCCGGCCGAGTCGCTGACCCCGGCCGAGCGTGCTGAGCGCGACCGTCAGCACCTGGAGGCCATCGCCGCCGCCGCGCAGTTCGAGCACCAGCCCCAGGTCTTCGAGCAGTACGAGCCCAAGCCCGGCGAGACCATCGTCATCCACTTCGTGGAGGACGGGCTGACCGCGTTCGGCAAGGTCTGGTACCGGGGCGAGGAGATCGAGATGGGGCCGGATCACCCCCGGTGGCAGGACGCCCGGGGCTGGATTCTGCTGGACAAGTGGCAGCAGTACGACCGGTACGGCAAGCAGTTCTTCGACCGTGGCCCGTGGCCCGGGCAGCGCGGGTTC